GGGTCAGGCAAATCCAGGATGGAGACAGCGTTTAGTCTCGGTATTCGTTTTAAGGTGGTATCGAAAATGAAAGTAGCTGATGGTATTAATGCTGCACGATTGCTGATGCCTAAATGTTATTTTGACAGAGACAAGTGCCATACAGGACTTGAGATGATGAAACAGTATAGGCAAGAGTGGGATGAGAAGAAAAAAAGATTTAGAGACCAGCCAAGACATGATTACACCTCTCATGCAGCAGATGCATTTCGTTATCTAGCCATAGGCATCAACAACAGAACGACCTATGCTAAACCACCACAATCTTTTGCCAATAACGATTATAATATTTTTGCATGAATAAATTTAAAGATTTACAAGATGTTTTAATATTTATGCTCGAGAGTCCTTTGCATAGAACTTGGAGAGTGCAAGAAATATGCAGATGTGTTTTGCTGCCTATACTTTTAGATCAGTATAAAATTATTTATGAAAACAAAAAGCCAGTTGTGTTTGGAACATGGGGATTTCCAAAAGATAAACACATAGAAAAATATTTAAAAACGCTTGAGTTTCCCAAACATGGATATGCAGGTGGGGGAAAAAATGTATGGATGATTGATTTTATTTCAAAAAAAGATTATACCTTAAAGGGAGTAAGATATTTTAAACAGTATTTTAACGAAAAAGGATATAGAAAAGTGTCTTGGCTTAGAGTGAGAAACAATAAATATTCCTGGCATGCGTGGAGGTCTTAATGGGTGGTGCGCCAAAAATCATAAGAAGAATTGCAAGAATACCAAAAAAAATTGTAAAGGCTGTGGATAAAACAATCGTTGAGCCTTTGGAAAGACCAGTAAAGAAAGCTGTAAATGTTGTCGAAAATATAGGCGCAGAATTAGTAGAGCCTTTGGAAAGACCAGTTAAAAAATTAACAAGAGAAGTTGTTGAGACTGTAACAGGCACAGATAAGATGGATTACAGACAACCTCAACAGCCAGTAATAACACCTGAAGTTACACCTGAAGTTGTGCCAGATGAAGAAGAAACAATACTAGCAAGAGGTACAAGAGGTACGAGAAGAACTAAAAGACCAGGACAAGGTGGCACAATCATAGAAGGTTATGGCGCTTTACAAAGAGGTAAAGGTGAAAGATCAGTTGTTTAGGAGTTGAATTATGTCATTTTTAAGACCAAAAGTTAATATTCCACCACCACCACCAGCACCACCACCACCAATGGAAGCTGGAGAAGAAGATACAATTAGAGCAGCAGCGTTAGCTGAAGAAGCTGTAACTGGAGAAAGAAGAAGAAGAAAAGGTCGTGGTTCAACAATAGTTACAGGTCTAACTTCTGGACAGCAATCTGGAACAACAGGTAGACCAGGATTGACAAGCTAATGGCAGATTTTGCAAAAGATTTAGTAAATAGACTAAACTATTTGGAAACTTACAGAAAGTATTGGAATACACACTATCAGGAACTTGCAGACTACATGTTGCCTGAAAAATCAGATATTGTTAAAAAAAGAAGTCGTGGCGAAAAAAGAACCGAAAACATTTTTGATGGAACTGCTGGTATGTCAGTTGATCTGTTATCTTCTGCTCTTCATGGCATGCTTACATCTGGTGCTACTCCTTGGTTTCATTTGGATATTAAAGATGAAGACATTGGTAGGGATGATGAGGTTAGAGAGTTTTTAGAAAATGCTTCCATGAGTATGATGAAAGCATTTAATAGATCAAACTTTGAAACTGAAGTGCATGGCCTTTATGTTGATCTTGTTGTCTTTGGTACTGCTTGCATGTTTATTGAAATGGAAGATAAGACATTAAGATTTTCAACAAGACATATTTCTGAGTTTTTTGTTCAAGAAAATCAGTTTGGACTTGTAGATACAGTTTTTAGAAAATACAAGTCTCCAGTAAGACAAGTCATACAAAGATTTGGCTTTGACAATGTTACAGAACATCTAAAGAAAAAATTTGATCGTACACCAGATGAAGAGGTTGAACTTTTGCATGTGGTGTTGCCAAGGATAAACAGAAATCCTGATAAGCCAGATAATCAAAACATGCCTTTTGCATCTTTTTATATCGACATGGAAACAAAAAAGTTTTTGTCAATCGGTGGCTTTGAGGAGTTTCCTTATGTAGTTCCTCGTTTTCTTAAAAGCACAGGAGAGATAATGGGAAGATCCCCTGCTATGACTACTCTTGCTGATGTGAAAATGTTGAACTTAATGAGTAAGACCATCATACAGGCAGCACAAAAGCAAATTGATCCTCCTTTGCTTGTGCCTGATGATGGCTTCATTTTGCCAGTTAGAACACAACCTGGTGGATTAAACTTCTTTAGATCAGGAACAAGAGATACTATAACACCACTTAACACAGGTGCTAATATTCCAATAGGCTTGAATATGGAACAGCAAAGAAGAGAAGCTATACGAAGTGGTTTTTATGTAGATCAGCTTTTGAGTGGCACATCTCCAAACATGACAGCTACAGAAGTAGTGCAGAGACAAGAAGAAAGAATGAGAGTCATTGGCCCTGTGCTTGGTAGATTAATGAATGAAATGTTAAAACCTTTGATTGATAGAGTATTTTCTTTGATGCTTAGAAATGAAATGTTACCATTTCCACCAGATGTTTTACAGGGAAGAGACATAGATATTGAATATGTTTCACCACTTGCAAAAGTGCAGAAATCAACAAGTCTAAACTCTACTATGAAAGCATTAGAAATATTGTTGCCACTTTCACAAAGTTTACCAGTAGGAGATCATTTAGATGCAGATGGATTGGTAAGACATGTAACCGATAGTTTAGGTGTTCCAAAGACAGTATTAAGAACAAATGCAGAGGTAGCAAAGATTAGAGAAGAAAGGGCTGCTGCTCAACAAGAGCAATTAGAAAGACAACAAGAGCAAGAAGATGTTAATACAGCACTTCAAGGCGCACAGGCAGTAAGGATGGTAGGTGGTGGTCAAGGAAATTGAAGCACTTAAAAGTATGTATAAACAAGTTTTTGCTACCGAAAGTGGAAAAAAGGTGTTAAAAGATTTAGAAGCAAGATGTAACTTTCGTAATACTACATTTATACAAAACGATAGTATCGGAACTGCTTTTGAAGAAGGCAAGAGAAGTGTTTTCTTGCACATTTTAAATATGAGTGAAGAGGAATAAATGAACGAAACAGAACAACAGACAATCCCAACAGAGCAGACTCAATCAAGTTTGCCTATGGAAACACCTGCTGAAGTAGCAAGTGGAAGTGGATCTCGAAGTGAGTTTCTACAACAATTACCTGAACAAATTAGAGATCATCCAAGTTTACAAAGTATAAATGATGTGGGCAACCTAGGTCTTTCCTTTGTAAACGCACAAAGATTAATTGGTGCAGACAAACTACCATTACCAAAAAATCCTACAGAAGAGGATTTAAGTAATATATATTCAAAGTTAGGCAGACCAGATGAGCCAAGTGGATATGCTTTACAGGCTGATGGTCAGATGCTTTCTGATGAAGATGTAAATACTGTGTCAGATATTTTTCACAAACTTGGTTTATCAAAACAACAGGCAAATGGAGTCATAGACTATTACAAAAGTTCTGTGCAACAAACCACAGAAGCTATGGCAAAAGAAAGTGCGCAACAGAAAACAGAGATTGAACAAAAATTAAAAGCTGAATGGGGTGCAGATTATGATGCAAAAGTTTCTCAAGCAAATCAAGCTGTTGCAGATATAGCAGGTCAAGAGGTTTTAGATATGGTTTTACAAGACGGAACAAAGGTTGGGAATCATCCAGTTTTTATCAAAGCCTTTGCAAATTTCGCATCATTTAAAAACTCAGTTACCAAAGAAGATACAATTTCAGAAAATGCTGTGAATTACAGAATGAGTCCTGCTGATGCACAAGCAAGAATAGATCAAATTATGCAAGACAAAAACCATGCTTATTGGAATAGAAAAGATACAATAGGTAGGCAAAAAGCAGTTCAAGAAGTACAAGATTTATACGAGATGGTAAGTGGAGCAGCGTGAAATTAGAATGGAGTGCTTGAGACTTGCTG